TATTCGATTATACAGTTACAGATTATGTAAAACCCAGGGTAAATGTAGACCCATTATATTTTTATGAAGAACCAGTTGAAGATAACGGAGGTAATTTAACTTCAAATTTCTCTTGGGATGATTTCTTACAGGGACGCGAGGCCGATAATACTGTAAAAAATAATATAAAATATGTGTCAGAAAATCTAGAAATGATAAAGAAAGGCGTTGAGAATTATATAGGGCAGTCAGCAAGTGTATCGATACTGAATGGAGGTGGGTACAGGCCACCAGATGTGAATGAGGATTCTGGAGGGGCCGAAGGTAGCCAGCATCTATATGGCAAAGCTGTTGATGTTAGGTTTCAAACCAACAACGGCGATTATGTAGACCCCAATGTTGTTAGGTCAGTAATTCTTTCAATGATGAATGATGGTCAGATAGAAAAAGGCGGGGTCGGAATATACGGACCAACATCTAAAAGAGCACAAGGATTTGTCCATTATGATGTTAGAGGTAATATAGCAAGATGGGAAGATAGTTCATACACCGATCCATCTTACGGAGGAGCATTACCAATAAAGGTCATTAGTGTTAGTGATGTATCAATAAATAAAAAACCAACATTTGGCGGGTCCACATCGAGAGAGCCCCCATTTATCTACAAATCTTCTGGGGCCTCATCTGACATAACTTTATTTGAATCGGCGATGAAGAACTACGATACATATAATGAATTACTTGTAAATAGAAATAGAAACGCGATAAATTCATTGGGCGATACATCTTATGATAGGGATGTTGTAGAAAGGTACATAGCATATGGAAAAGAATTATATAGTAGTGGGAAAATAAATAATGAACCTGGTGGTATAGATAGATTTGTTGCTGTTGATGTAATAAATCAGCTAATAGAAATGATAAATGCTCCTCCGTTAACTTTATTAATAAACCCGGAAACAATGACAGTATCATATGAGAAAATACAGCAATTTAGCCAAAGAACCAGATATGAATATATATTTCAATCATGGGGGGAAAGCCAGCCGGTTATAACATTTTCTGGAAAAATAGGTGCTTTTTTAGCAGGTGGTTTGGGTCAGGATGGTGTTCCAAGCGGGGTACAGTTTGCATCAAAAAGGGATTCGGCTTCCTATCAGAATTTAATGAACCTCTTAACTTTTTATAGAAATAACGGAAATATCTTCGATAGGATTTCCGGAAACATATCACCGTATTTTGTTGGTTCATTAGCAATAGAATATGACCAATGGGTTTATGTGGGGAATTTTAATTCTATGTCGTGGGGCTACGACACAGATAATCAAAATGGTGGTTTAACATTTGATATGGAATTTACAGTTGTACAGGCTTTTGATAACCACGAATCAAGTGACATAATATTACCAATGTCTGTTGGTGGGTCATACAAAAAGCACAGTCCCGAATTAGATACCGCGGAAAATATGTCATTACCAAATCCGCGTGTGGAGGCGGTAGATACAAGCGCGTTTAAGAATGTATCCGTGGCAGCAGAGGATGCAGAAAGGCCTTCTATTCCCGGACGATCTTATTCATTTTAAGAAAAATCCAATACTGGAGATTCTCGTGGGTTTAACTCAAAGACCTTATATCGGTACTTGGCAAGTTTCTGGGATGAATGTTGTTCAGCATTCTCCAGATGCTTTAGTATTTTTTAATGGGAGTCTAAATGTACCTGGATGTTATAGATGTGACAGCCAGATAGATGTGCAAAAGTATATAGTTGGGGTTACTGTTGATGCCTCTAACGAACCATCTGGAATGTCTGCATCGATAAATATGTCGATACCAAGACACGCCCCAGATTCACTGAGCCAGGATGCAAATTATATACTAAGACCCGGATTAGAAGTACATATTTATATGAAGGGGTATTTTCCTTTCCAAGGACAATTTGATGATGTACCGAAGGAGGATACAGCTGGAATTGATATTACTAACATGTTGACGTACCCATATTATATGGTTTTTCATGGAGTAACAACGGACGTCAATTTTAGCTATAGCGGTGGATTTAGAGAAGTATCCATAAATTGTGGATCAATGTTGCATTTTTGGAATTTCCAAAACATGTCATCAAACGGTGCATTTTTCGGAGCCAAACCTTCTAACTCCGGTATGGAGATGTCATTAGTTGGAAATAAATTCAATGGTTGGACACCACATGCAATCATATATTATCTGTATCAGGATTCAATAGGAAACCCAGCAGATGTTGCATACGTCCTAAGTGACAAGACAAATGTAGACGGTATATCGGATTTTTCAAAAGAATCATTATATTCAATGTCAATAAAATACTGGAACAAGAGATTCAAAGAAAGGATGATCAATTTAAGGATGCACGGGGTTTCTGGGGAGGTTTTATCAACTCCTCAAGCTATATTTTTATCCAGGACAAATGCAAATAGTGTTAGAAAGCTGTTAAATTCATATTATAAAAGAGGCCAGGATGATGAAACGAAGTTGAATATATTTTCTGCGGCAAAAACACTTGGTCTGTTCAGATCCATAGTGGATCCAATCACTGGCGAAGTTAGAAATTATGACCCAACGTTGTTTTTGGATGCAGTTAGAGATCCAAAATCTGGAGATTCCACTAAGGGAATAGAATACAATGTTGCTGACATGGCAGCATTTGTTCAGAGTATTGGACAATTTGGAGACATGGCTATATTCGAAACAACCTATCAGTCAAAGATGGACGTATTGAATAGGGTTTTGGAGGTAACCGGTTGGGAATTTTATCAAGATATGGATGGTGATTTTGTATTTAAACCCCCAATGTATAATCTAGACACTAGAAATTGTAGACCGTATGTGATGAGAAAAATAGATATAATATCAATTAATTCAACTAGTAAAGAACCTGAATGCACGTATGTAACAACTAATAACAATCACTTTAAGAATTTGTCAGACATGGGCACCGAAGGATTTATAGGCGTCCGTGGTCAATTTATGGATTATAAATTAATATCGCAGTTTGGGTGGAGACCATTTTCATTCGAAACCAGTTATTTTACTGATTCAACCAGTTTGTTATACAATGCTGTTGGAAAGATGGATGTATTAAATTCATCAATGAATACCGGATCATTGACAATTCCTATTAGACCTGAGTTAAGACCAGGGTACCCAGTATATATAGAACCGTACGATTGTTTCTATTATGTAACAGGAATAAATCATAGCATGGTGTACGGTGAACAGTGCACGACATCATTAACATTGACTGCTAAAAGGGATAAGTTTTATGCTCCCGGAGTAATAGGGGAAGAAGGGATAAAGTCAATAAGGTTGGACGTAACAACACTCCCAGCCAAGCCGTTGGAGGTATTAAATAATAATGGAGAACCAGAATTATCAGGTTTCCCTAATGTTGTAATGGCTCTTGATCCAGAAGCAATAAATCCGTTATATTTTTCAGCTGGTTTCGATTTGTTAAATTTAGATGATGAGATAACATTTTCTAATTTATTGAGAATAGCCGTTGAGAGTGGGGTTTTAAAGGACGCGGGTAATGGAAAATATACAATGTATGTTGGTGAGGATGTAACAGAGCTAAGCCCTAACGCCGACGGGGAATATGCTGAGTACAGCGCCAGCGAGCTATTTGATGAGGCTAACAAGTACATAGATTCAATAAGACCGGACAAAGCCACTGTTGATATTTCTGATAAGATAAGAATTAAAGAAGAAGAGCTTAGAGAGACGAAAAATGCCGAAGAAGTCTTGAATAACCAAATATCCGATGCAACTGGTGGTAGAATTCCAGAAGCTCAAAAGGAAAGCGAGAGTAGTAAGAAAAGTGGAAAGAAAAAAGAATTAGATAAATTATTAGAAAAGAAAAAGGGTATAGAAAATGAATTAGCAAAATTGAAAGAGGATCTAAGAAAAGGTGTATCCGATGATGAAAGAAAGTATAATACCGATGTAAATATAATAAAGAAGCTTGTTGATCAGGTTATGATCAAAACCAATAACATGCCCAATGACGACTTCAAAAATCCATCAAGGTTAAATGCATACTTAGATATACTTGCTGAGAAAAAATCAATGTTCGCGGCCGGCAGACCCGGAAACTACAGATATTATTCTTCATCTCATCCGGAAAGCAAACATCAAGGTCAAAGAAGAATTGTTGGGATAAAATCGGACGGAGGATCGCCAGGACCATTAGTTGAGGTTTCGGTAAAAAGAATGGGTTACCTTGATTCTGAACCGATCTTGGATGATAGTTGGTATAAGCCAGAAGCAGCTATAGGGGAGATAGAGGTTAATGCAGGATTTACAGTAGCAACTACATCTGGTATCAAAATCAAAACAACCGATCAGATACAGACATTATCGTTCTGTAAACATGATCTGGATATGGAATCATATTCATTAATAAATGCAACTGGTTTTCTTTATGATGGTCTAAGTGAGGAGTATATAATATACTTAAATACTAATTTCGTAATGAATGACTCTGACATAAATACAAAGATAGTCGACTCAAGTGCAAAAACACTGTGGAATACTTTAGCAAAAGGTATTGCATTTCCATCGAAGCTTGGTGATATCGACATATCAACGTTAACGATAATTGATTATTATAATACTAAAGTTGCGGATGAGGATGAACCAGAAGCCAGTGATGATCCTACAGGAAATATATTAAATACAGCGCTAAAAGAATTAAACATGGACTTTGTGGAAGAGATGAAAAAAGATGTGAATACATACCTTTTAGGTAAGTTTGAAGAAACTAAAAGATCATTAAGCGAAGCAGTTGGGGATGGACAAAAATCTTCAGCAAAAAAGAATTTTATGGATATATTGAACTCTGTTACAGATGGAAGGGTTAGGGTAAAAAAGATAGAGAGATCCAAGAAAGAAGATAAGAAGAGTCAATCGTTTTATTCACCAATTTTTCCGGTTTCTGATGACGGCGGGTACAATGTAATAGGGAATTATAGATACGGAAGAGGATTGACTGTTGGGGCTCATTCAACGATGGAAGAAATCGCGAAGCAGGACCCATTTAAGTATGCAACACCAGAGGCCGTTGAGGATTATTTAGACGCTCTTCAGGGAAAAGGTGATAGCGACGAGACGGATTCCGACCCATTGAGTGAAGCAGAGAAAAAACTAGTCGATAGTATAAATAATAACCCGTACACCCCCGAATTATTGAAAAGAGAAATAAATGGAGAAGGCGAATTATCTAATAAGATGATAAAGAGCGATGAGGCTGTTTTTAAGGTTCCGGTTGCAAATGCAGCGGTATTTCTATCTAACATAAACCCGAGCGAAAAACAGTGCATGTGTAGAGCGAAGCAGGCGGATGTTAAAATAAGTGCATATGGAAGTGATAAGTTCCTTTACATAGATTCAAGCATGGATCTTGATGAGCTATCTAAATTCCAATCTGATATAGCAGTGGATCAATCGCTTGGATGGAATAGATATAAAAATGCGATAGCTGGATCCACCTATGATTCTGGTAGAGAGAACATATTTAAGGGGGTTGAGAGTGCTTTCTCGTCTGATAGATTCGGGAGTCTGGCTTCATCAAGTCTGAATAGTCTAAATAATGCTATCTCCGATCTAGATAGATCAAATAGGGACACGGTATCCGATCTAGAAAATATATTTTCTGGTGAGGACGATGAGGAGAATGTTGAATGAATCCTAGTGAGATAAGACAAAGGTTCCAACCCAAACATTATATGAAAACCAGGAGAACTTCTGGGGTTGGGCCAGGAAAAAACATGCTGGCTTTGGCCAGAGTTTCTTACGTGAATTACGAAGAGCATACGATAACGCTTAGAATGATATCTGGGGAAGACCAGGAATTTCAAAGGGTTCCTGTTCCGATTACATACCCAGGTGCTGGTGCAAGAAGATTCCTTGGATCAATGCCTGAGGAGGGTGATATAGCTGTTGTTGGATTCATGAACTACGAATCAGATGGGCAATCACCAGCACCAATAATATTATCTTGGTTGATACCCGGAATTAGCTCCGGGTATGATTGGATGATGACCCAACCATTTGCCCCAGACGAGTTCCCATTAGACTCAAAGAATTCTATGTTCACGAGAGGGGTTTATAATAAAGTAAGACACAAGTTAAGGCATATGAATCCTGGAGATGTGGTTGCATCTTCATCAAAAGGGTCTGACATGATCCTGAATGAAGATGTGCAATTATCAAATAGAAGAGGGAATGAGATAATAATAAGGGATAGTGATCAATCAATAATAGAGAGAGCATGTCAAAAATTCACAGTTTTATCCGGGGTAAGAGTATACAGTGGTATGGTACAGAGAGACGCGGCTATAGTCCCATCCACAATGTTTTCAGATGGGGTGGAGTGGGATACTCTAAATCTTTCGGACCCAGAGTCTGGTGATCTATACACCGATCAGCAATTAGAAAAATCAAAAAGAAGATTGAAAGATGAATTATACCCTCACCCAGTATTCGATAGAAGAGGGGACGATGGTAAACTTTATGAGTCCAATGTTTCTGGGTTGATATACTCTCCAAGCTCCGATCCCTATTCTATTTTACAGAGGTCCTTATCAATAAATGATAAGTATTTGCTATCTGATGATAAATCAAGACCAACAGCGGTTTACGGTGGAAAGTATATAAATAGAATCTCTACATCCTCTTCCGGAAACGGAAAGCCACTTAATGGCTTATTAAGTGGGGTCTCATACACCGAATATAGATTGGAAATAAACCACACAAGTGACGGAACATTGCCTGTTTCTGAACAAACAGACGGCTTTGACGCCGATAGACTGCCTGATTCCGTACCAAATGGGAGTTCCCTCAGCAGCCCAAAAAAACCGTTCATAGAACAGGTTATGGGAACAGTGGTTGGTAACGACCCATTTTCAGTCAAAGGCAGATCAGTTTATGGCTTGCCTCTTACTCCAGTGATTTTCAATTCAAGTGGTGGTGTTACCCCAAGTATGGAGTCTGCCATTGGCCTTGATATCGGCGACCATGCAGCTACACTATTTAGTATATCTCCACAGACACCAAATGGTGGTAGAAATTCATTCAGTTCATACACAAAAGATGGTAGATTATTTAGTTACATTTCCGGCAACAAATCAAAACAATATAGTGCTGAGATAGCTTTGCTTTCTGGTCTAAAAGTATCATCTGGCGGGAAAATCGTGTTGGAGGCCGAAAATGGGTTCGAGTTTAATTCGGGAAAGGGCAAGGGAGATAATTATGGTCTAAATCTCGGATCCACTTCCGGAGCGGTTAAGGTTTATGGAGGTGGAACTTCCACTGACGGTCCATCTAATAATCCATCACTATTTTTAGAGGGCAAAGACAATGTCAGAATAAAATCCGGTAAATCAGTTCTTATTGATACATCGGATATCAGTACTGTTTCATCCAATAATCTGATGAAGTCCAAAAACGGGATAGGAATAATAGCTGGCGAGGGAGTTACAGTAACATCAAAAGTGTATAACCAGGTAACAAGCGGCAAAGCCTCTTATGGATTTTATGGCCCAAAGGATAATCTTCCTACTAATGGTGCATTTAGGGAAACAGTATTTGCTGGTATAGCTGTCGGGGCGGCTGACAAGTATATGGTCGTTCAGGGAGACAGGGAAGAAACATTCTTATTGGGGAACCATAAAACATCAATATTGGTTGGAAATATAACGTATGAATCTGTGGCTGGAAAATTTTCGGCCGTATCTGGAGCTAATAGTTTAGAGATAGATTTTGTTTCTGGGCTATCAGCTAATATGACAGTAGGGAATACTTCATTCAATAATATAGCTGGCGGTTTTAGTGTTAATGCTCAGACATCTGTAAATGTTAGAGCAACCGGAACAACAGTTGTAAGCGGAGCTGGTGGTATTTCTCTAGGTGGGCCTGGTAAAGTTGGGGGGATAGTGTGTGGATCCGATTTGGATCCTCTTACTGGATTGCCTTTATCCACATTAGGTATGGGTAGCCCAGGTCATACACTAATACTACCAACGTAATGTCATTAAGCCCAGCAGCTATAACATCTTCCATAATGCTATCGGGTTCTCATCTCACCGGTGTGAATTTTCCCACATTAGCATCCGCGATAGGTAATTCTGTATATACTTGGATAACCAGTCCAGCGAATTTTTCGTTATCTGGGGTTACTTCTGGGGGATCAGGATCAGGAAATGTTACGGGAAATTTGTTATTAGCATCAAATCCAGCCTTAGTTTTGTCTGGGATGAATTCGTTTGGCGTTTCCGGTGTTATATCTAGTGAAATAGCAAGTGTGGTATCGAGTGGGATATCAAATTCCATATCAACTTACGGACAATACTATGGAGTGTCTGTGGGTGTTGCAGCAGGAGTTGATAATTCGGTTGTATCAATATCTAATTACCTAACTTTATCTCCTATTCTCCTATCGTATTTAGGGACTGGGGTAACAGCCCCCTCTGTTTCTTCTGGTTTGTCACTTGGAATATCCAATTTGTTGATGACAGTCACCGGTTTTGGTACAGTTACTGGCTCCCCAGTAGGGCCCCCAACAGTTGGCTCTAGTCCAATTAATACGGTATTCTGATGTCAAGATTAAACAAAGATTTTGTTATATACCCCATCAGATCGTCTAAATCTGGAAATTCAAAACAACCGGTTAGTGGGGTTGTCAGGGATGTTAAGGTTTTAGGATCAGAGTATAATTTACCGACATCAGAAAGATTAATAGATAGTAGGTTGCTTCAGTACAAATCTGAATATAAAATAAATGGTGGTAGTGGTTCCGAGTATTTAGTATGGGCCGCAAATAACGGTACAATATGCACAGTAAATGATGATGCGTGGTATAAGGATACTTATGAATATACGATTCCGAAAGGATCAAATTCAGTAATAGACCATTCTTTTCCAATCGGTACAAGGGGGGATGGAAGTCCATTAGTATCAGTTACCGACATTAATGGAAGATCAATACTGAGGTTCTTATCAATAACTGTATCAATTGAGGGTACAGAAACAATTATATACAGTAGTGATTTTACATATTCTAATGGACTGATACACATAACAGACAATATATCTAATAGGTCTATACTGTTTCCGGTTACGGGAGAACCGGCTAGTTTATCTGTGTCCAGGGGTGATACTATAGTAGATGCAAAATACGTGGTTGATGAAATAAAATTCTGGTGGACCAGAAATGATAAGTATAAAAATAGGTTCTCATATAATAACCAGAAGCAAAGGTGGGAGACGTTAAGAGGATCAGGGCCTCTAGAGATAGGCATTATTGATGGAGGAACTACAGAATTAAATCCTAAAATGAGTTTGACATTAGGAGAAACTCTTTACGGGGATGGT